CGTGCTGTACGCAAGTCATAACCCGTGCGAAGCTCCGCACCACAACGCTCAAAGGCTTCTTCTACAAGGTCGGCAATATCTAAATTAAACGTCGCGGTGCCGGATGTTGTCATTTTCTGTATGCCTTAACTTTGCTTGCGATCTTTTTTGGCTGCGCCACGAACTGCTTGCCTTTTTTATTACCCGCCGCTTTTGCCTTATTGGTAGCAGCTTTTTCCGCTGGGCTTAACGCGCTCCATGCTGCATCAGGTAAGTACCGCTTCTTTCCTTTTGACGGCGAACCGTCTGAAGTGCGCCATTTCTGCTCACCCCATTTTTTCAAGGACTCTTGCGGTTTCTTCACTTATAGCCCCCGCCGGATTTTTTATATTGCTGAGCTAACATTTGTGCCTTACGAGCTGACCACTGCCCCGGATCACCGCCTTTACCACCGGCTTTGATGCGCTCAAACAACCCTTTACGCATACCGGGCTTAGTGTAGTTACCAGCTTCGTTCACGCGGGACTTCGTCTTGCCACCCTCGGCGTACATGTCGAACTTATCACCGTCTTTACGCGTGCCCACTTTAGGCATTTTGCTTGGATTGATAGCACCCATTCCGCGTGAGGGCCGCATTACACGAACCGCCCTTTGGTTTTGCCTTTTACAGCGATACCGTCAGCACGTTTAGACGCAGAGCTGATCTTGCCACCTTTGGCTTTCTTGGCGGTAGGCTTGATGCCGAGCATTTCTTTAAGCGCCTGAAACTTTTCTTTAACGACCTTTTTAGGGGCTTCGTTTTCCGCACGTTGCGCATCTTCAAACGCTTGGCGCTCTTTCTCTTCTTTGCGATCCAGTAGAATATTCTGTGCTTCTTGAGGGATCTTGCCACCGTCTTTATAGTTTCGCATGGTTACACCATCTTGCATTTAGTGCGGCCCTTCTGCGCAATACCATCAGCACGTTTTGAAGCGTTACCGACCGAACCGCCCATGTCGACCAAACCGCCCGGGGCCATTTTAACCATTTTACCTTTTGTTTTGCCTTTGGACTCGACGCCACCGCCCTTAGCCATTTTACCTTTACCATCAGCCGCAAACGAAGGAACCTTCTTGCCGTCTTTCATAACCATCGGCATACCACCCATTGCCATCTTTTTAGTGCCTTTTGTTTCGTGTTTCATAGTTAACCCCTAAAGTATCCAAATAAATATCCAACAAGCCCAGTAGCACTGCTAACCGCGCCGCCGATCCATATAAGCGCTTTCCATCCGCCTTCGACCTTATCCATCTTGGTGTTAATAGACTGCAGTGTCTTTTTAATCTCATCCATGTCCGACACCATCTTATCCATATCGCTTTGTAGATGTTTGATGTCGTTGGCGTGTGTTGCTAACTCACGGGCGGTTTGAATTTGGTCGTCCATATCAGCACTTCCACCGTTTAAGACTTGCCGCCTTGCGTGTAGGGCGACCTTTCTCATCTTTCATCGGACCCGGCATACCACTCATGCGGGCGCAAAATGATTTTTTACGAGGCCCACCCTCGGGCTGTGGAGCCTGAAGATTCGATCCTGTCTTGGCGTTATATTTGGCGCGACCTTTAGCCGTTAGCCCAGCACCTTTCGATACTGGTAGCTTTTCACCGCGTCCAACCGCCAATGAGGGGGTCTTCTTAGCCATAGAACACAGTCGCTGTAGCATTCGTCAACGTTACGAAAACATCCGTATCGAACAGAATACCTTGACCGGGGAACATAAGACTAACTGTACCCGCAGCCGCAGGGGCTGTATAAGAGAACCGGGCTGTGCCGCCAGTACCACCATCCTTAAGGACAACTGTACCTGCGCTGGCAAATGAGACAATGATCCCTTTTACCCGTGTTCTAGCGCCGTAAGCCGAGCCAGAGGTTGTTCGTTCTGCAGCTTTAACGTCAGTTTGCATAATTAACTCCTAGTAAATCAAAAACCCGCATAAGCGGGGGAGCTAATTAGCTGAGTGCAGCACCGACAGCAGTCACCCAAGCCGTACCATTGCTGATAACAAGGCAAAATTCATTGTTACCCTCACCGTTGTCACTGATAATATAGATGGTGCCAGCGTCAACAGTTGTAGCGACGGGAAGGTTAGCCGTGGTTACAACCGGAGCGATAAAGCCGTTTTGTGAAGCCCATGGGCCTGATACGGTAGAACGTGCCATGATAATTCCTTGTATGTGCAGTACATCGTCCTATAGTCTCTGCATCGTCCGCTGGGGCGGTCTATAGGACTGGGATTCCCCAGTGTTAGTGTATTTATACATCTTTTAGGTTGATAGGGCAAGTATTTTGTGGTAATTTAATGCGATGAACTATTTTCAAGTACCAACCCCATCAACCATAGCCAAAGAACTTTTAGAACTTGCCCTTAACAACGGCTCTTGGACCCAATACTACAACTTTAAAGCTATTCAAGTTCCAGATGCCCTACTTGATAAAGACCCGTTTTTCAAAAAGTTATCTGAGCACTATATGTTCTCGGTCGGTATTCTTAAATTAGACCCGTATGTTTGTTACAACTGGCACGTTGACACCCATAGGGGGGTGGGGGTAAATATGCTCTTAAACTCTGAAATAGAAAGTAAATGCTTATTCGCTAAGGGAGAAGGGGTTCAATTTGAATTTGAAGAGCTTAAATACAAACGAGGGTCGTACTACCTTTTTAATACCCAAGCCCCTCACTCCGTACTTAATTTTGGACAGTCTAGGTATCTTTTAAGTATAGAGTTTGAGCTTGATAAGGACAACTTATCCTTTGATGACTTATTTAGGGTGTTTGTTTGATTTTCTAGCTTCAAGCATTTTTACTCTCCAAACTGGGTCTGCCCATAACGCTTTAGCCGCAGCTTTCTTAGCAGCCTTAACATCTTCCCGATTAGCTATCTCTTTGTTATTAGCCGTGAAGCAACTAAAATAGGGTAAAACAGGGAAACTGGAGCAATTGCATGAAATTTACCATCAGACAAGCGGACACACGAATCCCTGAGCACCACACCGTGCTTATGTACTTGCAATCTAAGTGCCTACCCTCAGATGTGCCAATGGAAGTCGAGCACGGTCACTGGTGGGTTGTGTACACGGAAGAAGATAAGCCTGTGGGGTTTGCTGGGCTGACACGTTCTGCTCAATGGTCAAACGCGGGCTACATGTGCCGCGCAGGTGTTTTGCCCGCCTACCAAGGGCATGGATTACAGAAGCGCCTAATACAGGTCAGGGTACGTAAAGCCCGGGCTCTAAAATGGCAATGGCTTGTAACTGATACAACACAAAATCCCGCTAGTTCAAATAGTTTGATAACTACGGGTTTCAAATTGTACGAGCCGGCGATACCGTGGGGCTTTAAAAATAGCCTGTATTGGCGATTAGATCTCAGCAAAAACCGCAAAAAGAAATCAGACAGATTGGACTGAGATACAAGTTACATCAAAAGTAACTACCCGTGGGTCATTGCCCAGCAATTGAGATATACCTACTAGCTGCTCTTCGCACCCCGTTTCACTATACGTAGACGTGCCCTGCATAAAGCCACACTGTTGCGCCAGACATAAAAACACAATCGGTACCCAGATCATCACAGCCTCCATGGTTAGCTTTTAATGTAACGCGGGGGAGTCTCTGTGTCTACCAACTTGTTCGATTTCTTTAGGTTCTCTTCCTGCGTAGTGACGCGCAGGTTCCACGGTACATGTAGGCCACATACGTCTTGCCCACGTAACGGTACGATATGGTCAACAACGTACCGTTCCCCAGTCGTCTTAGTCATTGTTATCGCAATCTGATACAGATGGCGAATTTCAGCTTTTTGGGCACTGGTTAACCATGGGGGAGTGGCTTCTCTATGTTTCCGGCGACGAGCCTTGGTGTCAGCGCGGACCCATACTATATTTTTGATTTTCCACGTTTTCTGATACTCACGTCTTTTAGCTAGGGGGGTTGTAGCTGCTCGGGCTATAACCGCATCTTTGTTGCAGTGGTACCACTCATGCTTTGCGTCTTTAACGCTTACGCGCTGGTTATAAGCCGTAAAGTACCCAGCGCGTTTCTTGCTTGATTGTCGCCATTCTACTTGGGCACACTCTACGCAGGTGCCTTTGGTTTTCCGTAGAGCTATATGCCCGTGCTTGCAAGGCACTCCTGTGTAATAGTATTTAGCGCCGGTGGCTTTGGCTTCTGCGCGGGTAGTGGAGTATTGGTCGTGGTTCATGTAGTCCTCAGAGACTTAGTTACAGGTAACACTTAAAATATACCATGTTACGCGCCCCACGTCAATAGAAAAGAAAAACCCCCGCTTTTGGCGGGGGCTAAATCACCTAAGTGCTTGATTTAATTAGCTTGCACCAGCAGAGCCGAACATACCGAGGGGATCAGAAAATCCAAACGAGTAACGCTCCCGCGCTTTGTATCTCACATTGCCAGTCTCGAAGTCTCCATCCATTCCTGTTGACATAGGAGTACGAACAAAGTGCTTCAAGCCGTTAGGCACGTCAGTACAAAAGAAGAACGCATCAGGATCGGTCAAGTAGTGGTTAATTGTGTAGCCACCGGGAATCGAACCATTGTTCGCAATCGCGTTGATGTCGTTGTCAGTCGTACCAACACGCAGTGAGGTCTCGAGTAAACGAGTTGCCACAAACTGCAATGAAGGAGGAACGACCATCTTCGTGAGGCGAGCAGCGATCAACAAGCCACGCTCATCAGTAAACGCAGCAGTTTGAATAACAGCATTTTCAAGCGCCGTTTCGTTCAAGTCTGTTGCCACTGAATAAGTGTTGCTGTTGGTGCCACCACCGACAAGCGGGTGAGCCGTCGAGAACAATGCCACTCCATCACCGCCGGGAAAAGCTGCGTTGAAGCCGTTGTTCAAGATTGAAGCCGCTTTGACCTGCTTGGTGTACGCCATAGCGCGAGCCAAGGCTTTGGTATAGCGAGCTGAAAGCGAGTCATAGAGGTTGTCCTCGATAGCTTCTTCCGTCAAGCTGAAACCCAAAGCAATGGTTTCGTGGTTGTAGCGAGCAGTGAATGCTTCTTGGGCGTTATCGTAAGCGATTGCGCTGCCTTCGTTCTTGACTGGAGCAGCCGAGAAACCTGACAGTTTTGTCTCTTCTTCAAACGAACGCTCAGAGGTCTCTGTATCGTAGATCTCTTTATGCTCTTCGCCGTAGGTTGAATACTCCATACCAAACAGAGCGTTCAGTCCGGGGACCAGCTCCTTCAGTAATTGTGCGCGTGAAATAGCCATGATTTACTCCTTAGACGCCAGTCGTGTTGTTGTACTGGTGGATGTTGATCTTAACGATCAACTCGACAAACGCGTCGGCGCCAGTAGCGGTTTCGGGAACCACGTCAACAACGCGGATAGGCAGTGTGTTAGTAGTACCAGCGGACGAGCCAAGAACCGATACGCCTGAATTGCCAGTGTCTGTATCGCCTGCGCCCTGAATAAGCGACATGTTAGAGCCGATAACAGCACGAGCAGCAGCAGTGACAACACTTGAGCCATCAGTTGAGACAACCTGAAAAAGTGCGGTCGGGTCATCAACAACGTAGGCAACAGCGTCAGAAGCAACAGTGCCAGCAGGCCAATATTGCGAAGGCAATGGCTGCTTAGTGGTTGGGTTGGTAAAAGCGCAACCAACGAAAACACCTACGGGCGAGCCCGTTGTGGTGCCAGTGAATTTTTGAACAACGCCGGTTGCAGCAACAGAAACCAAATCACCGTTAAAAATATTAGATGCAAAGCCAGACGCAATCTTGATGTGGCGCACAGCGCCTGCGAATGTCGTTCCACCTAAACGGTTGATTGGCTTGAGGCCGTAAGCAGCGCTAACAGTAGGATAAGCCATTTGTTAACTCCAATTAAATTAAGATCCGTTGCCAAAGCTGGTCGTGGACTTACGCTCTTTAAATAAGGGCATCCGCGCATCACTTTGACGCATAAAGTTGTTATCGACACCTTCAGACTGTCTTTCGCTTTGGTTGGCGTAATATTGATTACGTTGATCGACTAATTCTTGAGGTGACTTACACAACAGGAGACCACCGACCTCGATATTGTCTTTGAATCGAGAATTGGGATCTATGAATAACTTCATCTGTGGCTGCTCTTCAATGCTTACTGCTTCCCAACCTTCCCGCGTTTTAGCAGAAATGTTTCGTGGGTCAGCGTTGTTGAGGAGAGAGACTCGAATCCAGCGATAGGCGTATCCTGCTTCACGAACAGGTTCCGGTAAAAGAGACGCGGGTGCCCATGCTTTCGGACGGACGGTTTGCTCACGATTCTGCGATTCACGGGGTATACGGTTTTCAGCCATTTTGATTCTCCAATTCAGCCATCTTTCTTGCGTAGAGCTCAAGAGGAACACCTAGTCTCTTAGCCACGTTTTGTTGCGTTACTGTTAGCCGAATCTTCTTCGGGGCGGACGTGCGCTGCGCCGGAGCAACAACGGATTTTGTGCGACGGGGCTGTTCGGGGGTAGCTTCAAACTGATCGGGAAACGCCCTTTTCATTGCATCGTCGATTTTGTAATAATACTCATCACTCTTTGTATAGGACTCACCAAACTCACGCACTAACTTATTATGCACTCCGTAGGCAAAACCTGTCATGTCTTCGTGCCCGGGCTTCTCGAACCATTGGTTCTTCTCCGCCCAACTTACAACTTTGTCGTCTAACTGCGGCGATTGTGGTTGCTGTACAGGGGTAGTATATTCCCTATTTTCCTGTTTTTGCAAGTTCGACGGTTTAAACGCGTTGACTTGCGTCATTTCGTTCTGAGCTCGGTACAGATCTTCTTGCGCGTTGATGACTTCATCCGTATCGCCAGACTCTAGTGCCGATTTAAGTTTTGTTTTTGCAGCGTTGATGTTGAGCGTGGCTAACGACTTAGATTTGTCGATATACGCCGTTTGCCCCATATTCACATACTCGTGCAGTTGACGGTTTTCATCTGCAATCATCCTTGCCACCCGCTCTAGCTCAACCTTCTCCCTAGTAAGGGCTTCAGCCTTGCGTCGCTCATCATGGCGGGCGTGTGTCAACTCCTTAAGGCGCTTCTGAACCTTAGCGCTATAGTCGTTTAGTTCGTCCTCAGTAGGCTCTTCGATCTCTTTATCTAGCGGTTTACGCCCGCGGTCCTGCTCAGGCGTGTCGTCTACGATCTCGATTTCGGTCTTGTCATCTGCACCTTCTAGCTCAAGCTCGATCTCTGACGGTTTTTGATCTTTCTCATCGGGAAATTGGTATTCCTGCATGGTTTACTCCTTATTTGCGTTTAATGCCGCGAGGATCTTCGACAACTGCTTCGACAGAATCATCGTTAATGAGGCGGAACTCTTTGCCATGAATAATCAGCCTAGAGCCCGAGTTTGGACGTACTAAAACAAAATCGCCTTCCTTACACCATGGACCAGACACAAATCGTTCTTTGTCTGCGTAGCAATCGGGGCCCATTGAAACCACAAAAAGTACGGTTGTAAGCACTTCTTCGTAGTGCATGGTCTGATCTGCTTTTAAAATGCCGCTTTCGTACTCCTTTTCGACTTCAGGGATAGCGCATAACATACGATACCCGGAAGGTTTGGGGAGCTGGGATGCCTTATCCGTGTTAATTGCTCCGATAATCTGAGGATTATCTGGGTTTGTCGCAATGAGAATTTCACTCATCGTTGTTCTCCATCGTTTCTTTGAGGTCCAAAAGGTCGCGTTCTGCATGGGCTAGGCCCTCAATTACTCCACACAGACGTTGGTACTCTTCATAGCTACGGCATGTGCCGGTAGAAACAGCGTCAGCAATATCATTCATACGTGTGCGATACTTGCTGCGTAGTAGATCAATCGTGTCCATCCATTACTCTCCTTTCGTTTGTTGCATTTGTTGCGTTTGCGTTGATATCTGTGCTTTGGTCTTGGCGACGTCAATGCCCATTCGCATTCCTTCTGCTTGGTTGCGGGCCTGCATCTCTTCGGCTTTAAGCCCTGCCTTTAGCATATCTAGCTGTTGTTGTGACTCCAGCTTTGCCTTAACCTGAGCAGTATGCGAACCAATACGTAAGCCTTCTTTCTCCATATCCGCCTGCAGTCTTTCACGCTCTAACGCCAACTTATCAGCGTCTGCCGCAACGTCAGCCATCATCTTTTTCTCTTTGATCTCGACTTCTTTCATCTTGATCTGCATTTCTTGCTGCTGCATTTGAATGATCGGATCTTGTTGCGCTTCGGCGTTTTTCTTAGCTTGGGCTTCTGCTTGATGTTTACCAAGCAACTGACCTGCTGCTTCCGCTGCCAAACGCGACATTTGTGCTTCTATTTCTTCGGTCATCTCAGTGTCTGGGTGAGGTAGTGTGACACCCATCTGGCGTTGGATCTGATCTCTGTAAGCAAAAGCAACGTGCTCGGTAATATGCGCATTTGCTGCTTGCATTAAGACCTGCGCCTGTGGGTTTTGACCCATGACTTGCATCAACACAGGATCCTGCATTGCTGCCATATGGACTTGGATATGCGCCTCGTGGTCTTGGTACATAAAGGCTTTAACGGGCTTACCGTTAAGAATGTGCATATTCTCGCTAATTGGATCTGTTGGCTTTTGATCTTCGTCTAACGGCACCAACTCAGCGGCGTCTTTAATATTAAGAACATCCAACATCTGCCGGTGGAGTTTGGGTAGGTTGTAGATCTGTGGCGCCATCTGAGCCAACTGTATCACCGCCTGATACTGCACTACCCGCTGAGCCAAGGTACTGGCGTTAGGGTCGCTCACAGGAATAATCTCTACGTAGCTGTAGTCTTCGCGTCTAGCGTGTACATAACCGTCTACGGGCTCGTAGTCATAACTCTCAGAGGCGTGCTCCCTAATCATCACCGCTAGGAGCTTAAGCTCTTGCTTCATGGCGAAGTGCATCCGTGCCTGAACAGCGGACATAACCTTCAGGTTACGCTCAATGAGCGCGAGTGTTGTACCCACGGGTGCCTGTGCCGACATATCCGACACTTTCATATCAGGGCTAGCCGCAAAGCGTCGTGCTTCTTCCGAGATGATACCTAGTAACTGTAAAAGCGCCTGTGAGGGCTCCTTGTATGGCAACGGCATGATATTGTCACGCAACGCACCAGAGGCCACATCCACGTCACGGAACTCACCCGGAGAAATCGGTGTGTCGTCACCCTTAATACGTAACCCACGAGTTTTAAGCCCACCCGGTAAGTTAGACAGCGTACCTGCATCGACCAACTGACGTGTAATCGCCGTGGCTGATTTAGCCGAGTTACCAATCAGGTGAACCAAACCAAAACCGTATGACCCAAACCCCGGCACGTACTGGTAATGCACGAAGTACTGGTTAGGCCGCTTATACACAATCTGTGCCGCACGGTTACCTTCTGTCTTTTCTGGAACTGGGTCCCAGTTACGGCGGATAGATAAAACGTCACCAGAGTCTTTTAATATAGTCACCACATACGGCAACGGTATACCTGTGGGATCATCGTCACTGTCGACGTCTTCAAATCCCGGCAAGTCTAACTCGACGTGCATCTCTAACAATAGGGGGCGGTCATCGTATGTCGCGCTAAACCCAGTCTCGCGGTCTTTGGCTTTCTGAATTGGGTCGGTCTGTATTGTGGGGGTGTCGTCGATGTTAATGTCCGAACGATAGAACCCAGACTCCTGCAGCTTTAATATGTCGTTCTTGGTCTTACGCATACGGTGTGTGATGCGCTCACACATAGATATATCTGAGGTGCCGTATGGCAGAACCACATCCTCTGCTGGGATAAATAGGGAGACTTGGCGCCCAATAGTGGGATCGTAGTACACCTTCTTAAAGGCAGACCCTGCAATCGGTAGGTTCCACAGCATTTTCTCGTGCTCGGAGCGGTACTCCCGCATGACTTCAGTAAGTTGATAATTTAAGTCCGCCTGAACTCTTTCCGCTGCTTCTTGCTTTTTACGGTTAACTTGACCGATAATCTTTGTGCGTACTGGACCGCTGGCTGGGAATGTCTCCATAATAGCTTCTGCTTGGAACCGCACTGCGGCCTCAGCAATCATCGGGTGGTGTACACCGCAGGCTCCTTCCCACGGCTCAGTACGCTCTTCGTACTTCAAACCCAGCAGCTTAATGCCTTCGGTATAGGTTTCTTCCCAGTCTTTACGAGACGCAATGTCGTTGTCGTAGGCTTGGCACAAGTCACCCGCTAGCTCACCGAGCACCCCCTCGTCTAAGATCTCAGCCAAGTTAGTGTCAAAATCTTCGCCCCCTGTCTCATCTCCCGGAATGATTGTGATCTCTACCGACCCATCATCTAGCGTCACCATCTCGGGATCAAAAATCTCGATTTCCATTTCTGATGAGCCATCCATTATCTCATCCATCCCTAGCGGAGCTGCGTATAAACCTTTTTCAATAGCCATGACATATCCTTAAGTTAATAGTACGCTGCTTTTCTCGGGTACGTGATTTCGTCTAGTTCATCGGTATTTAACCGTATAAACCCGCCATTTCTGAACCTTGCCAGCGCCATACTCGTGCAGTCAACCATATCGTCATTACCTGCGTTGGGAAATGCGGCAACCTGTTCGATCACCTCATCGGCCCATCTTTTGCCGGATGGATACCAAACCATTCCCGACCTTACAATATCTGAGACTGCATTCAGCCGGGCTATCTTGTCTCCGGTGCCCCTGTGGGGGGTGAATTCTTGTACCGGTATACCCGTTCTGCGTAGTTCTTGAAACAAAGGCGTTCCAGAGGACTTTTTTTCCACAATAAACGAGTCTGGTGACCACTCTTCCCACTCCCTCATGGCTAACGCCTTAAGCTCATGGAACTCAACACGTACATTGATCGCATTTAACAGGATAATATGGCTGTTTCCGCCAGTCAATTCGTCATCACTGAAAACACCCCAAGTCAAAAGCGCCGTATAGTCAGATCTGTTGTTCGTTTCAGCAGCGGCATCGAGCGTCATTATAATGTATTCGCAGTGTGGAGGGTCTGCTTTCTCCCAAGGCATCCACCACTCCCGCCGAATGATAGCGCCCTCTTCGGATGTCGGGTTTTGTTGGTACTGCGCGTTCCACTTAGCGACAGGTAGTTCGTCCTTAAGCGCCGTTAAAAGGTCTAAACTCCAGAATTCAGGCCACAAAGGTTGTCCGGAGGGCAGTATCGCTGGAAACTCAATGACTTCCCACTTCTCGCCGTCCCGATCAATCATACTTTGCAGTACTTTGCCAACAAGGTCCTTTTTGGACCATCGTGTGTTGTGGCTTACTACTCCATTAGCAATAAAATTTTCAGTACGATCCACTTCTACATCAAAAACTTCCTCTTGCCCGTCAGTCGTTATCGAAACAATCGGGTCTACCGTGAAGTCTGAGATACGATGCAGCTCGTTCAAGTACGCTTGGCGTCTTTCCGTATCCAACAGCAAGGTTGCAGTTGTTGCAGAGTAGCCCTCGGACTTTTCCTGTGTCATGGCAGTGATCAATGCAGAGCTTTCCATTCCAATGAGCGCGGGTGTTTTTCTTATCAGGCTCTTCACCGCATACATCGCATCTATTATTTCTCTCTGCAACCATTGCTTCATACTCTGCCAAAGTGATGCCGTACCGATGCTTGATGCGTCTAGCTCTGTTTTGCTGCGAGGTTTGCTTTGGATGCGTGTATTGCTTTCTGTAGCAAGCAGCGCACATGCCCTTGCAAACAACTGGCTCGCCACAATCACAAGATTTACCTTTCCACTGGCCATGAGACCCAAGCGGAAGGTATGGCGCATCAGGGTTTTTTTTGTGATAAAGCTCTCTTGCGTAACATGGTTTGCATAGGTTTGGCTTTGTTTTTGATTTTGATGGCCTGCTGCATCCTTCAACGATACAAGCAAATCCCCCACTCTCAACTGATTTAATCTCGTCCATTCGAGCACTCCTTCGTTCATCACAAGAAACGGATGCCTCTCGTTCGATCGAAGTATTTTGCCAGATTGTGTTTGTATCCGGTATATGGAATCAACACCACTTGACCGCCAATTGTTAATTTTGCTGACCGAAAGATTACCGTTATCAAACGTAGCGACCATGTCTGCGGGCCGAATATCACGCAATGGCTTTTGGGTGCCGTCTGCCATTAGCACCGGCGTATCGCCAGTCATGCACATAACAATTATAATAGCCCCGTTAGGCTGGAGTCGCTGTCTAGGGCCAGAGGTGTACCACTCAAAAACGCTATCAAACACTTCTGGGTTTGTTGCTGCTAATCTTGCTTCTTGTTCCGAGTTGTGTGTTACCACGTAGCCCCGACCGGCTAAGAATAAACCGTCCGGCCTGTCTACCGTAATACACTGGACTGACCCTGTCGTTCCAGTCGCCTCAACGGTGATACTGCGTGAGCGCTTGTCTTGTGGGGTGCGTGTGTACATACGCTTTCTAGGCATGAGAGCGCAATCCTCTAACCGAAACATCACTCTGTGTTGTGTTTGAGCGCTTGCCCACCGACCACGGTTGTCCTCATACGAACGCATTTGGCACTTGACGCCTAAGGAATGCAGCAGTTCCACTGCCGACCTAACTAGCCCAGCGTTAGCATTATAAAACCCCGCTTGCCCTGCTTTCGTCACAGATCCGTCCGTGTCTACCAAGCCCTGTAACAAGGACATACGTTGGCTTTCAGATGCTAGCAAGTACTGCTCAGGCACATGCTTGTTGTTCAAAACCCCTAACGCTTTTAGCTGCTGGTGTAGCCCGTATACGGTGAAGGTGTACCCACACTTCGTAAATCCCCCCACCTTATATCCCGCTTTCTCAAACTGCTCAATTATGTACGGCTGGTCATCCGGATGAGCTGTAATGCGGCCGGACGAAGACGTGCCATCCCCAAGCCACGCGCCAAGGACCCAAGGGTCGACAGGTAGACACGCTTCTGCGTATTGCACGGGTTGATGCCTGGGCAATATCGGACGGTTTTTTTGTGGCCAACTTGCCAAGTACTCCGCTGTTTGATTGACCACCCGCGCTCTAGCTAAATTCGTGTCCGAATTAATCCCCCACAAATGTTTGGCATCGCACAAGATTTCTTCATTGTCGTCCGTTATAACGGAGTAAAGCTCCCTGTCATGCCAAACTGCGGACTTTGATACCACACGTATGGGGTTGCCATCAGGACCAAACACTTGGTCTCCAACTTTCAAATCCTGTATCTCCACAAACCCGTTTGGCGTAGGGATTGGCGTCGTGATCTCCAAAGCATGTGGGTCGTCAATAATAGCCAGATCCGCACCCTTACCCGTCATGGTTCCGCCAACACCGATAGCAAAGTACTCTCCACCGTGGTTGGTAGACCAACGCCCCGCCGCCTTAGAATCCGACCGCAAGGAAACGTTCGGAAATACTTGGGCATATTGTTCCGAGCCCACAAGGTTACGCACCTTACGACCAAATCCCACTGCCAATTCCGCCGTATTAGAGGCTTGGATGACTTTCTTCTCGGGATACTTGCCCAGAAACCAAGAGGGCAATAAATAAGAAGCGAACTCCGACTTAGTATGCCTAGGCGCCAAACAGATAATGAGCCTCTTTAGTTTTCCGTCAGCGATTTCTTGGAACTTCTGAGCCATAACCTTATGATGCCTCCCAGCCACAAATCCGGGCCACATCTCTTTGACATAGACCATAAAGTCCTTCTGAGACTTCTCACGCTTAATACTAGCCTCATACTCGGCAAGCATCTTTAAGAACCCCTCCTGCTCGTGGTAGGGGAGCTTCTCTATAGCCTGAGCGATTTCATCTAGCCTCACTCTATATTCCTCAGCTTAAGATAAACCGGCCTTACGCTTCGAGCCCGCCCCTTCGTCCTACGGCAGACCCCTATCTCACATAGCTTATTCATTATCCTATGCACATTAGCTCTACTCTTATCCCCAGTAATACTCATTACATCATCTATAGATGGACCAAACCCAAACCGGTTCCACCACTCGTCTATTACAAGGAAGATATCCTTCTGCCTAGATGTCATGTTCGCTTCTAAAGCCTGCTCAAATGTTTTAAACC